GTCCTTTGTAAAGGAACAAAACGCCAACAGGGCCTATGTGCAGGGCGTTGTGACCGGTGTTCATCCGGACAGCGAAGCGATTTATGTGTGCAATTCCACCGGCGGCGTAACGGCCGATTATGAGCTGACGCCGGCGGAATCCTGTGCCACACTGGCCGGCTTGATTGCGCAGGCTGGGGTGCAGACCAGCCTGACCTATCACCGGGGAATCACCGGCTGGACGGATGTAAAGCCGCATTTGACCATCGACCAGCAGACTGGCAGAACGCAGAACGGCGAAGTGCTGTTTGTGCCGCTGTACGGCTCGCCGTCCGTATTGTATGACATTACCAGTCTGACCACGTTTGACGAGGATCATCCGAAGGATTTTGGAAAGGGCCTCGTCATGCGCACGCTGCAGAAGTACCAGAGCGATTTGCAGAAGCTGCTCGACACCCGGTGCGTCGGCAAAATCCGCAACAGTGTGGAGGGGCGCGCACAGATCAAAGCGATGGTGTTCGAGATGACCTCGCGAGGCTACCTGGCCCCGGGGTACATGGAAGACTTTTCTGCGGACGATATTACCGTGACGGCCGGTACGGAGCGCGATGCGGTAAGCGTCGTGGTCGGCATTAAAGCAGTGGATACGGTGGATAAGATCTACGTCACCGTAACCGCACTGTAAGGAGGGATTGGAAATGGCAAAAACAAGATTGCAGGATGTGTTCTCCGGACATGACGGAGAGGCGTTTATCCGACTGAATGGCTCTGTTGTTCCGGCGTTTCAGGTTTCAAAAATCACCGCTAAACTGGAGGCCGTTGTGGAAAACAGGCGCTTTTTGAACGACCCCATGGAGCAGGCCGCACAGCGCGGGCTCAAGGGAAGCGGCGACATGACCTATTATCACACCACGCCCGCCTTTATTCAGGCAATGCGGGATTATAAAAACGGCGGTTTGGCTCCCAACATCAGTCTTCAGTTTTACGCGGACTCCGTGGGCTCTCAATATGACCGAATCGGCGTGACGCTGTCGGATGTGATCCTCGCCAATATTGGCTTGATCGCGCTCGATGACAGCAGCGACAATGCCCAGAGTATTGAAACTTCATTTACCTTCAACGATTTTGATCTGGCATAAGGAGGCGGGAGAATGGACAAGTCACTGATGCAGTTTCTGCATCCCGACCGCAAACCCAACGCGACATTCAGGCTGAACAGCTTTGGCGACGCAGAATTTGAAATGCGTGTGCTGACGGCGGACGAAATGGCGCAGATGTCGGTCGAGGTACAGACCAAGGGGCTCAAAGGGCTGGAGGCGCTTTACCCCACCATTGCCGCGAGCCTGGTACGCCCGAACCTGCGCAGCGCGGAGCTACTGGATGCTCTTTCCGAAAGGGAGGGCAGAAAAATCCTGAGCCCTACGGACGCGCTCAAATCCATGTTCACCGCCGGCGAAATCGGAGCGCTGCTCAGTATTTATAACGAGCACGCCGACGTGACGGTCGACTTTGGGAAAAAGGTGGAAGAGGCAAAAAACTGATTGAGCAGGGTGAAGACGGATTTTATTTCTATGTCCATCTGGCCCTGCAGAATCACAACATTCTTCCCCACGATTTTATGGAGCTGCCGGTACAGGAGCGCGCCCTGATCATAGCAAGCGACCTGATCGTAAACAATGAGATGCGGAAAAAATGACGCGGCGGATTTTATCCGCCGCTTTCGGCTCCATTGATTTCAGTCATAAACTCCATACGAACCATGACGAAAAAGGGGGGAATCCCGATCGCAAACACTTTAAATGATCTTATGAAACTGGCGGATCAATACTCCGCCAATATGGAAAAGATTCTGCAAACCTCCAAAAAGTATCGTAGCTACCAGAAAATGGCCTTGACCGCGACACAAGAATTGAAAAGCGGGCTTGCAGGCATCAAAAACGTCTCCAACGATGCTTCGGAGGGGATCGGCAAAATCAATCAAAGGATTTCTGACACGATTTCCAAGGCCAAGCTGGGGAGAAAGGCCCTTGATTTGATGATCAGCGGCGTAAAAAACGGAGCGAATCAGCAGGTACAGCAAATTTCGCTTCAATCGATGCTTGGCAGCGAAACGGCCGGCTCCGCCCTGTACGATTACACCGAGGCTTACGGCGCGCAGAAATCCGTATTGGGGATTGCCGGAGTTCAAAATGCAACGAAGGCCTTTTTGCCTTATACGAACGACGTGGATGAATTGACCGGGATGTACGGGCTGGCGGAACGCCTTTATGCGCGGGATCCGTCTCAGGGAGCCGACAATGCGGTATCTTCTGTGCAGGCGCTGCTAGCGGGCGATGCCTCGGGAATCCGCGACGACTACCACATTGCCGGGGTGGACGAGGAAACGGTAAAGGGCTTCACCGGCAGCGGAGACATGGGCGGGGCCATCGACTACCTTGACGGTGTGTTCAACGATTTTGGCGCTACGCAGGAAATGGTAGACAAAAATTTTCTTTCTTTGCAGACGCAGGCTGCCAGGTTTGGTGAGAACATGCAGTTTGCCATGGGGGATCAGTCCAGCTCGGTGGTTCAGGGATTGTCCATCCTGCTCCAGCAGCTCAACGATCAGTTACTATCCGGCGGCTTTGACTGGTTCTTTAACGCGGTCGGCAACGGAATGCAGATGCTCGGCTACGCGATGCAGTGGGTGGCGGACAACAGCAGCACGCTGATTTTTGTTTTGAAAGCGGTTGTGGTTGCGCTGGCTGCCTATCAGGCAGCCATGAGGACGGCCACGATTGTGACCGTAATTATGAAACTTGCAATGGGCGCGGCCTCTGGAAATGTTGTCGGAATAATTTCTGCTCTTGTTGGAGCAGGGGTTGGGGTAGGCGCATTAAAGCTGATGGACCAGCTGTTCCCGGAAGATTCCAAAGGAGGAGCCTTTGCAGACTTGGATCGTGCACAAGCCGATGCCCAAAAGGCTATGGCTGATGTGAAAACACCGACTCTGGGCGCAATGAATCAGAAGGTTCAGACAGAGGTTACCAACACAGCTCCGATCGCGGTGACCGGTGAGGTGGAAATTCAAAAAGAAGTGCTGCGGTACCAGTTCGATCTGGCCGCGCAGAAGGCGATGGCGGTGTTTCGGATGCAGCAGTTCGTGCCGCAGGTTATCATCCAGAACCAGAATGTGAGCCAGACGGCGGATCTCAACGAGATCAATTCCAGCCTGGGGGACATGATCTATCAGAATCAACAGCTTCAGCCGGCGGGGGTGTATACATGACCTATTATATCAATTTAGGCGGTATTTTGTTGTATGGAATAAAGAGCGTCAACGACGACAGCGAACGCGAGATCACCTCTTATGACGGCATCGGGCAGGGTTTCTTCCCGGTGCCGGAATCTCGGAAGCTGCGCACGTGGACGATCGAATGTGAAATGACGGAGAAAAATCTGAACCGGCTGCCGAATTGGTCTGCCGCCAGCAAAGTTTTCACTGCGTTTGAGGTGTTGCTCGCTACCAAAGACCCCAGCCGCTTCATTTTTGTTTCGGACAACCGGAGCGAATCCATGTCCGGTTATTTAACCGGGTACAGCAAAAAAGAAGAATACCCTGGCGTTTACAGTGTGACGGTGAAGGTAACGGAGTACAAGGCGGCCGGTGTGAAAACAACTGACGTGCCGTATATCAAGCGGCCGGGTAAGGCACCGGCAATTCCAAAAACCGTTGTTTTTAACAGTAAAACCACACCATATAAGCTGAGTCAAGACGAAAAAAAGAATGATGTAACTGGAAAAGGGTTTGGTAGCAAATTGTTTCAGGGCCCGCGAATTGATCCTAAAACAGGTAAGTATGTGCTGTGGTCATTGTTTCGGGGTGTTTCTGAGCAAACGACTGGAAAACCGGTGACGAATGCGGTCCTTGTAAAAGACAATCGCGCTTACACACTCCATCCTTACACGGCATCTTTTTTGTCACCCCCAAAAAAGCCGGCGGAAGATAGCGGAACGTGGGTTAAAAACACATTTTCTGCGATTGGAAGCACTTTGAAAAAGTGGGCAGCAGAAGAAGGCGAACGCGCACGTAATTACAAAGGCGGTATCAGTTATAAATAGGCGGGTGATGCAATGCTATTAATCAACAATACCGATATTTCCGATATTGCGCTGAACGTGACCTATCATTCTTCCTGGAACAACGGAGCCGGGCAGTTGACTTTTGATTACCCTTCCTTAAAAGCTGGAATGTTCCCAAACGGCAGCACGGTAATTTTCACTTACGGCAGTGCAAATATCTTTTATGGCTTTCTCTTTACAACAAAGCAGGACACGAAAAAGTTCAGCTGCGTCTGCTACGACCAGCTGAGATATTTTAAAGCGAAAAACTCCATCATTCGGCCGGTTTGCACGCTGTCGGAGTTTTTAAACACGGTAGCGGCGGCCATCGGCGACCGGGTGCGACTTGGGAAGATCGACAGCACCGCTGCAAAGCTGACACAGTATCGATTTAATAATCAGACTCACCTGGATATGATCTACCAATCGATCGAGGAAAATCTGTATACAAACGGATACTGGTATGTTCTGCGCGATAACTTCGGAGCGATTGAGCTGCGCGATCTGGTAGACCTGCGGCTGCCGATTTTGATAGGGGACGGCTCGATGGGAACCGGCTTTGACTATGAGCGCTCCATCGACGAGGACACCTACAACTACATTAAAGTGGCCAGGGACGACAGTAAAACAGGCATCCGCAACGCTTATGTTTCGATGGATTCCGGCAACATCAAAAGCTGGGGAAAGCTGCTGCTCTTTGATAAGGTAAGCGCCGACTTGAATGAATCGCAGCTGGCGGCGCGCGCGAATCAGCTGCTGCAGCTGAAAAACCGGGAAACCCAAACCCTGAAGATCGACTGCATGGGGGATGCCCGGGTGTTTGGCGGCAGCGGAATTCGGATCAAGATTGCCGAAGCCGGTCTGGATTTGTGGGCGGTTGCTGACCAGGTAACACACAATTTCGGCCACAACAGGCACACCATGAATCTGGAATTAAAATTTGTGTGGTGATGATATGGACTTAAATACCGCAATTAAAAGCATTGTAAAGGAATACCTGCAAAATGAGGTGCTGTGCGACTTGATCTATGGAACATGGCGCGGCAGCAGCGTGAAGATCGATAACCGGCCCCTGGAGGTTCCGCTCGAAATGGTGGATGTGCCGAAGGGACTTGTGGTAACGGTCGGAGCGCGGGTCAGCCTGATTCAAAAGCACGGCGGCCAGCGATTTGCAGTGATAGGGGTGATTGGATGAGCGTACTGAAAACCTACGGAGACGACACGGACGGCTTTCACCCATCTAAAACGTGGAGACTGTCCGGAAATCGCCTGCAGGGAATGATCGACGGGAAAGAGGCCGCCGCGCAGGCGGCTGAGCTGGCGCTTTCTACAGAGCGTTTTTTCTACGACATTTTTTCATATGATTACGGCGTGGAGCTTACCGACCTGATCGGGAAGGACCGTGAATACGCAAAGGCCGATTTACGGAGGCGCATCGAAGAGGCGCTCGGCGAGGATGACCGGATTACGGGAATCTCCGACTTTACCGTTGACTTTGATCGGGAGGCCGCAAAGGTACGCTTTACAGTAAATACCATCTTTGGAGAGTTTAACACGGAAAGGAGTGTAACGCTTGGCTGAAGCTTATGAGTACGAGGCGATCCTGAAGCAGATGCTGAACCGGGTGCCGGACGACATCGACAAGCGCGAGGGAAGTATTATTTACCACACGCTGGCGCCCACTGCCTTTGTGCTGGCCCAGCAGGCCTATATGCTCGCGTATTTGACGGATCTGCTGTTTGCGGATACGGCGCAGGAGGAGTGGCTGGATCGGGTGACATCGGATTTCGGCGTCGACCGCGAACAAGCCACGCGGGCGGTACGGCAGATCAACACCTTTGACGGGAACGGCGAGCCCAAAGAGATTCCGATTGGCAGCCGTTTTGCGGTGCAGGATGTCTCCTTTACCGTTACGGAAAGGCTTGGGGCAGGCCGGTACAAGGCCGTCTGCGACCAATCCGGCATTCAGGGCAACGCCTATGGCG